CTCCTTCGAACCCCTCCCTAGCGCGCCCGAAACACTCAGTGCCGCAACGGATCTCGGATCCATGTGGCGCGAGTCGACGCCGGCCGATTTCGCCGGGATCCCTTGGCTCAAGGGCCTCCTCCGGCCTCCGGCCGACGCTGTTTGGCCTAGGTTCATGTCGGCGCCGCATCCCGACGCCGTCGGCTCGTATGGCGCCGTATTCGCCGAGTTCGCCCGCAAACGGACGGGCAAGCCGCTCGATTGGTGGCAACGGCTCGCCTCGGCCCGGCTCCTGGAACACAACGCGGCCGGCGAGCTCGTCTGGGGAGAGTGGCTCCTTACCGTCGCCAGACAGATCGGCAAGTCGTGGCTCGTCCGGGAGTTGATCCTCTGGCGGCTCACGCTCGAGCGCAAGATCGGCGAGCCTCAAGAGATCCTGTACGTCGCCAACAAGCTCCGGATCGCCGACAAGATCCAACGGCCGGCTCGCGCGTGGGCCGAGGCGCAAGAAGGGTGGGCCGCAAGGCATTCCAACGGCTCGCAGTCGGTAAGCCGGGGCGAGAGCCTCTGGACACTCTCGACGGACGTCGGCGCCTACGGGCTCTCGACGAGCCTCGCCGTCGTCGACGAGGGTTGGGACGTCGCGCCGGAGCACATCGCCGACGGCATCACGCCGACGCTCCTCGAGCGCCGTTGGAGCCAATTGGCGTTGATCTCGACGGCTCACCATCGATGCACGTCGCTATTCGTCGATCGCCGGCTCGGCGCGCTCACCGGAGACGGGACGCTCCTGCTCGAGTGGAGCGGCCGGCCGTGGCTCGAGCTCGACGATCGCGCCGGCTGGCGGCAGGCCTCGCCTCGTTGGACGAGCAAGCGGGAGGCGTTGATCGAGCGGGAGCTCGCTCGAGCGCTCGCCGGCCGCAACCCTGGAGCGGATCCACTCTCGTTCTTCCGGAGCCAGTACCTCAACCAATGGCCTACGAGAGCGACGGCCGGCGCCGTGATCCCCGGTATCCCGTTCCTCCCGGAGAGCGTGTGGGCCAGCCTTGCCGGCGATGCCGAGATCGTTGGCGCCATCGTGTTCGCCGTCGAGGACATAGCCGGCCGAGCCGCTGCCGTTGCCGCTGCCGGCCGGGCGGCCGACGGCCGGATCGTCCTCGAGTGCTACGAGGTTGCCGATCGCTCCTCGGCGTTCCATTGGGCCGGGATGCACGCCGCGAGCCATCCGGGCTCGAGGATGGCAGTCGGGACGGCGCTCCAGAACGATCCGAGCCTCGCCGAGCTCGCGATCCCGACGGACGTCATGAGCTACGCCGACACCAAGGCCAGCCTCTCGGCGCTCCGGACGATCGTGAGCCGGCGTGAGCTCATGCACGCCAATAGTCCAACGCTCGCCGATCAACTCGGCTCGCTCCGGCTCGCCACTCACTCCAGCGCCGGCCTCCGAGTGATCTCCGGCGATCCGTGGGATCTCGTCCGGCCGGCAGCGTGGGCCGTCTCGCTCCTCGATCGCTATCGCGGCTCGGGTGTATGGGTGGCGTAGCTCACATGAGCCGGCGCTTGCGTGTATATACACATCGTGAGAGGATGTATATACACAAGCAAGACACCAACACAGCCAAGGAGCAAGCAATGAGCGAGATCGCCGTAGGTACCGTTGTCGAGATCAACCCGTGGCTCACGGGCACGGTTACCAAGCTCGGCCCGGTAGAAGCCAGCGTCAAGGGCGCCGACGGCCGGAGCTACCGGATCGCCGTACAGTGGCTCGTCCCGGCCGATAACACCAACGTCCGGTTGTGAGCACTCCGCTCCGGGCCGTCCGGATCAACGAGGAGCTATGGCGCTCGGCCGCTGCCAAGGCGTCCGAGCGGGGCGAGACTCTCTCGGACGTCATCCGGAGAGCGCTCGAGGAGTACGGCAGTAAGTAGCGCGAGGAGAGCCTCGATCCCAACCGGGATCGAGGCTCCTTGCGTTGTACCCTCGAGCCTGCCTCAAGGCTCCCCGTAGGACGATTTAGTAAATCGTGATGCTCGGCGCGTTCCGGCCGGCGCGCTCGCGCGGCAGGAGCCTCGAGGCGCCCGGTAACGAAACTCGTAACGATAAGCCGGCGTCCTAGTACCGCTGATGGCCTAGGACGCCTAGCGGATCTCTCTAGTCCGTTTGTCGCTATCCCACAAGAGTCGAGGCAGAATACGGGCCTATGACAGTCGACGAGTCGGGACGGATCCTCCGTAGGGCTCGTGAGGCGGCCGGTTGGACACAATCGCAACTCGCTGCCGAGCTCGGCGTTTCATCCCGCACGGTTGGCAATTGGGAGCGAGGCTCCGTCCCTGATTGGAAACGCGACGCTATCGCTCGCTCGCTCGGAGCTCCGGATCCGCTCGGCCAACCTCCTCGAGCGGCCGTCGCTCCCAACGTCAACGAGCCGGCCGGCAGCGTCGGGCCTAACGTCCCGGTTGCCGGCGATCCCTCGGCGCAGGAGGGCGAGAGCGGAGGCCTCGGCGCGACTCACGTTGTCTACGACGGAGGCAATCCTCCTCCGGAGGCTCAAGCGTGGGCCGGTTGGCCGAGTGGTTGGGATACGCCGATCGCGGCCGGCCGGCATTGGCAAGGAGGCGGCTCCGACATCGTTTGGGCCGCCATCGATCGCAACGCGCAAGCGATCTCCGATATGCCTCCCGTCGTGACGACGGCCGGCCGGCGACGGGAGCCGCAGCAGGCGTGGGTTGCCAATCCGGCGCCGAGGATCTACACACATTGGCAGGAGTTCCTCCGGCAAGTAGTCGTGAGCTACTACGCAACCGGCGAGGCGTTCATCGTGGTTACCGGCCGGTATGCCGACGGCTATCCGGCGACGTTCATGCTCGTGGATCCGTGGAACGTGAGCGTTGATTTCGTCGACGGCGTCCGGGACTACTCGATCAACGGGCTCTCGGCCAACGGCGATATCCTCCACATTCGTTACGCCTCTTGGCCGGGCGACGCTCGAGGACATGGGCCGCTCGAGGTTGCCGGCGAACGGATCCTCGCCGTTCAAACGCTCATGCGCTACGGCTCGGAGATCGCTGCCAATCCGCAACCGTGGGGGATCCTCAAGAGTAAGTACGCGCTCACGGCAGCGCAGTCGACGGAGCTCAAGAATCAGTGGATCTCGGCCGCTCGATCCCGCAACGGAGCGCCGGCCGTCCTCGGCGCCGATCTCGATCTCACGCTCGCTCAAGTGACGCCGAAAGATATGACGCTCTCGGAGCTCCAGCAATTCGCCGAGGCCCGGCTCTCCGTCCTGCTCGGCGTCCCGCCATACATCCTCGGCCTCCCGTCCGGAGGCGACTCGCTCACCTATTCCAACGTCTCGCAGATCTTTGAATTCTGGTATCGCTCGAGCCTCAAGGCGACGAAAGACTATCTAGCGCAAGCGATCTCGGCGTGGGCGCTGCCGGCCGGGACGGATCTCCAGCTAAGCGAAACAGGATTTACGCAGCCGAGCGCGCTGGAGCGAGCGCAGTACTACGAGCTCGGCCTCCGGGACGGTTGGCTCACGATTGCCGAGGTTCGCGCCTCCGAGAAACTCTCGCCGGATGGACTCACGGCCATGAGTGCCGATCCCACTCACGAGCCGGCTCCGGCCGTCCAGTAAGGAGCAACCATGCCAACGAGTCAGTTGTACGTCCGACAATTCCCGGCCGAGGATCTCGAGATCACGGAGGATTACGTTGCCGGCCTCGTTGTCCCATGGGATAAGGAGACTCGGATCCTCGAGGCCCGCGACGGCGAGCCGCTGGAGTATCGAGAGTTGTTCGCTCGCGGCTCGTTTGATCGTGCGATTGCCAAGGCGACTCGAGTCTCCTTGACGTTCAACCATGACACCACGCTTGCGGCTCGGATCGGTTACGGGCTCAAGTTTGCCGACTCAGCCGAGGGACTCGTCGGCGAGTTCCGGCTCGATCGCTCGACGGCCGCCAAGGCTCGGGACGTCCTCACGAGCACTCATGGGTGTTTCTCCGTTGGTTTCTACTCGCTCCTACCCAAGGCCGGCACAGAGCGGCCGGGCGAGCTCGTGAGCCGGCGCGCTGCACTCCTCGATCATGTGGCGGCCGTGACGCAGGGCGCCTATCCCGACGCGCTCGCCACCGTCGTCCGGAGCTCGGATCCGGCCTCCGAGGGAGATCCCTCGATTGCCGAGCTCGCGGCGCAGGAGCGCGCCCGGCTCGACGCCGAGCTCCTCGAGCAGATCGCCGAGTGGTCGCGCAAGCAGGCCGAGTGGACTACTTTGCT